GAAGATAATGGCAGACAAGAAATTTAAAACCAAGGTCAATGGCAAGACAGTCAGCTTTGGTGCTAAAGGCTACTCCATTGCTCCTGGCACACCTAAAGGTGACAACTATTGTGCAAGGTCATCAGGCATTAAGAAGTGCGCAAAGCCACCATGTGCCAATGATTTAAGCCGCAAGGCTTGGGGCTGTGTTGGCAAAAAGTCGGTGAAAAGTGCAGCTAAAAAATTCACTCGCATCAAGTAACTTTACGGGATGCAATTCCCGCTTAAGCACTTTAAATTATCAGAGTTTGATTCACCTGATGCTCCCGGTTCAGGGGCTAAGATGCAGCCTAAATTTATTCAGATGCTTGACAATGCCAGAGCCATTGCAGGAGTTCCATTTAAGATTAATTCAGGCTACCGGACAGAGGCTCATAATGCTAAAGTCAAGGGAGTAAAATCAAGTAGCCATTGTCAGGGATGGGCAGCCGATATTCATTGCACAGATGGCGATAAGCGATTTGTGATAATTGATAGCCTGCTGAAATCCGGTATAACTAGAATTGGAGTAAGCAGCACTTTCATTCACGCTGATTGCGATCCAACCAAGCCTGCAAAGGTCATCTGGACATATTAATAATTATGACTCACGAATTAAGGGAGGAGCTAGTTAAATTTATTTATGATACTCCTGCCTACGGAGCTATTATACTGACTAAAATGGCAAACCCAGAGCCGCACTTTTACAATCCAGGAGAAGAATGGCTATACCATCACGGATGGTCAATCATTCTGCTATATCGGCTCTATCGCATGACAATAGACATGCACAAGGGCATGCTGGAAACTGTGCTTTATTATGATGATAGTCAGGAACTGGTTAAGATGACAGGCTACCAGAAGCTATTTCAGAAATTTAAAAACCTATTCAGATGAGCATATCAAAGGAGTTTGCACTTATTCTGGCAGTAGTTGTCATCTACATCGGAGGCGATGTTTATGTTACTAATATTAATCACAATAAGATTGACAATCTGATTGCCATGAATCAGGAGAGGCTGACCAATTCTAACATCCGGCAGAATCGGATGATTGAATCAGTTGATAGCCTTAAAATTCAAATCAAAGGACTAGGTAAGTCAGTCATTTATCTCGACTCATGTCAGCAAAACAAGACAATCAAGCAAGACAGGGCGGAGAGAAGGGGCAAGTTCGTGGGAGGGCTGCTGAAAAGCCTTATTCCCGGCATGTGAGCCATGCTTTATTCAGTAAACGCATGCAGGTCTATGCCTATACCTGCACCTCTATTGTGCTTATTGGCCTCCTTGGTGGAGTGGGCTGGCTCTATAAAATCGAAAAAGTAGAAACCTCAGACTCTGTGCTGATGTTCATTCTGGGCCAAGTGCTAAGCGCATGGGTAGCTCTTACCAATAAGATATTCAGAATTACAGCACCTAATATTGGGAGTGCTGATAATGTTTAACTTTGTGATATGAATTGCCTAGAAGATTACATCGGATTGAAAGGTTGCACTGCTGATGCACCTCTGTCTGGCCTCTACATCAATGACTACCCGGGCATGAGTTCGGAGCTGCTGGATAAGATTGCAACTCCTGAGCAGGTGTCTTATGTAGGCATGTGGAACTCAGCTCAGGCTGTCAGCTATGTGAGAATTAAGAGAGACATTCAGTCTGCCTTATTCACATCAGCAGAGGCTCAGTTAGATCAGGTGCTGTTCCAGACCAGCAAGAACTTCGTTCAGCAATGGCAGCAGATTACAACTGTTCCAGCAGAGGCAATATTAAAGGGAGCATTTGTCAGCGTTCAGGGCAGTAAGTATTTATCCTTGAGAGTCAAGCAGATTTATGTTTACAATGCTGGGCCAGCTGTTGCTGGAGTGCCTTGGTATATCTTCCAAACTCAAGATGGTAAGGTGTTAGATCAAGGAACTGCTGACCTGGTTGAGGGCATGAACTATCTGCCTGTCAATAATGAGTTCTATTCTGACTTCGATAAGATTAACATCATGGTGGCTATGGATTGCACCAACCTTCCAACCACTTCAGGCTTCTTCATTGATTGGGGCTGGAATCAGATGGACTTGGAATGTGCCACCAGATTCACTTACCTATGGCGCAATGGTTGGAGCATCTTTCCGGTTACTGCTCCGCTAGGCTATGGGTTCGGAGACAGCTGGACACAGGATAACAGTCAGTCAGGAATATACATAGATGCTCAGCTATTGTGCAGCCTTGACTCATTCATCTGCCAGCAGAAAGAGTTTCTGCTTGATGCCTGGGCAAATCTATTATGCTATCAAATATTGTGGCAGAAGGTAGCTTCACCGAGGGCTAACTATTTTGCACAAAGCAATCGTGAGTTCACCGAGAGGGCAATGGCTACATTCCTAGATGGCTATCAGCAGAGCTTGGCAATCTGGGCAAGGCAGCTGAACCTGAGAGGTGAAGGCCTATGCTTTAATTGTGACAATGCCGGATTAATTCAGCAGGGCTTTGTGAGGCCTTAAAAGCAACCTCCTTCAAGCCTCTCAATCTCATGGTTAAGATACCACTGAGCCTTCTTCAAGTCCTCTAGCTTGCTGCCTTTCTTGCCTGCTCTGGATATGTACTTTATGACATTGCCAAGGCAGAAATCTAACTTCCAAGCATCAATGACCTTGATGGCCTCATAGGTGCTGTCTGAGCCTCCATAATGCTCAGGATGATTGATAGCATCAGGCTTCTTTTTCATCTCCTCAATGTGCTTGTGAAGTGGCTTCTCATAATGCGGCTCATCCCAGTAATCCAGCATATTCACGGATAGTAATAAATAGGTTTTGGAGTATTATTTTCTGACATGGTTCTGCCTCTTAGCTCATCTAATGACTGAACCAGCTGGCCATTAAAGTACCATCCGGCATGCCGTGGCTTTGAGCGCATGTTGATTAGCTCAGCCTTTATCAGCACATCATTGAGGTCTATGTTGCCTTCATTGTTAATGATGAAATCTATCAGCTCTTCGATTGGATTAGTCATAATTCAGATGGTTACAATTTGTAGCCGACTGCACAAATATTGGTAATTATTGTGACACATTGTTGAAGGCAACGAGGTGTTGTTTATAAAACAAACACGAAAGGCAGGTATTAAGTCTCCGAGTGCTTCTTAGTCCGTACGCAACCATTTACCCTGTGAAGCCCGCCAGCCTGTAACGCATTACAAGTGCCTTCGTGTTTTTGTGGTGGAATCCGGAATCGAACCGGGATGCAACCTTTTCAGGATTTGGGAAACCAACCCGCATTACGCCTTTCCACCATTTGACGGCAAACATAATCTTTTGCCTTAATTCTGTGCAGTTCACTTACGCTCAATTCCAAGTAGTGAAAGCACAAGTACCCAAATAGCCAACAAGAATGCAGAGACTTTCTGCCATCCCTTCTTACCCTCCACTGCATCAGTCTCTCTTAGCTCAAGATCAGCTATGCGCTTCTTCTGCAATCTTAGTTCATCCTCAAGGCTAAATTTCTTTTTAAGGATAGCAGTCTGCTCATCCTGGAGAGCAATGATTTCCTTTTCAAGTCTCTGAATTAGCTTATCAGTTTGCATAATTGTCATCGTAATATTGTTCTGCTCTTTCTCCTGCCCTAAACGCTAGGTTCATTTCGATATAGGATGATTCGTGAGCATCAATTATCTGCTGCTTCTCGATAGCCATAGCCTCATCAAATATTGCCCACCATGTCAATTTATCCTTAGGTGTATCCCAGAGAGCGCGGAATAACCATTCCACTGCTGTCTGCTTATCTTCCAGTTTCATTTATTAATCTGTCAATTATATGTTTTACATATTGTAAAGCAGCCAGCCCTCCGGCAAAGTAATATCTGGTCTTTAGGCTATTGGACTTCTGCTCTGCTAGCCACTGCTTAGTCTTAATTTCCTTTGCCACAATCACTCTGAGCTGCTCTAATTGTGTCATACTATTAGCCTGTCTATGTTGATGTCATAGGCTTCCAGAGATTCATTCCAGGCATTCCAGAGATGCTCCTCATTAATGTACTTGCCATCCTCTGATGTGTCCACCAGCCTGCGGATTTTATTGCTAAAGTCAAAGATGAACAGAGCCATGTCTAGGCTTTTTATACACCTCTTGTGATTCAGTTCATCATCTGTATCATCAAGGTTAAAAATCAATGTTGCTTTCATAATTTTCTTTTTTTTAAAGATTGAATATTGCCTAAATGCTTGATGAAGCCCCGGCATAATGTGAAACCACTATACCCAAGGTCATAATATCGTTTATTGTAGTCCTTCTCCGCAATGATGTGGTCATTGGGCCGCCATGTGCAGAATTTGCTAAACTCTCCTGCAATCATATAATCAGACAGTCTCCTGAGACCAGGTGACCAAGTCATGCCATGCCAATCACCTCTATATCTGTGGGCAAGTTGCTGATACCTGACTCCGGTTTTTGTGAGCTTAATATCTTTCATAATTGTATGCCCACTTCTGTCTGCTGGATGCTTAATCCAAACCACTGCACACTTAGGCTCAGCCTCCAGCACAGCCTTAGAATCAGTTATAAAGCCATCCTGATAGAACTCCCAGTCATCTTCGCAATGGAATATGTAAGGAGTTTCTACCTTATGGTATAATACATCAATGGCATGTACTTGTCCAGCTCGATTACTCATTGACCATTCAGCCTCAATCTGCCAATGTCTTTTCAGAAATCGGTTAAGCTCAATGCCTAATGAGGTAGGTATAGCTCCTGAGTCCTCATGAATGAGGAATGCAGCAGGAGGAGGGCCATCCCAAAAGGTAACCAGACTGCTGATGGTTTTCTCAAGTAGGTCAAAGCGACCGCAGCTGGTCAGGCAGATGGTGATGTCTTTATCCTTTGACATAGATGAAAAATTTAATTGCTATCAATATGACCAGAATGAGAGAGACAATCCAGAAAAAGCCCTGAAACAAGGCCTCTTTAATTACTTGTTTGATTCCTCTGTTAATCATCTGAGCAGAAGGTAAGAGTTATCAATTAGAGTAAGCTGGCAGTTAGGCTCAACAATGATTGAGTCAGCTCCATTCCATGCGAGCTTCTGAGTCTCATAATTATCTTCACTAAGCTCAATTCCGTAAATCAGGAACTCAAATGGAGGTTGATTCAGGCGATAAGATAATCTATATGGCATATCATCAAAGCCACTCCAGTCCTTTCGCATGTCATAGATTGTGATAATGCCTCCGTACATGTGTGCATACTTCTGAATGTCATGAATTGTGCCTTTTGAATTAACACTAATCCCAAAGCTGGGATAGAGGTCGTGAAATGATACTTTACTTTGCATGTTGTTTAATTGGTTAGATTTGTGATTGCAATATCTAACGGATTATTTTATCTGCAAAAATATTTTACAAAATAATTTATGCCTGTCTATGACTCCACATCTGCCTTCCTAAAGCAGCAGCTCAAAAACTTTAGAGAGGCTTCCAAGGCCGACAAGGTGCTGAGGGCAGCTGCTCTTTATGCTGCTCCGGCAGTAAGTGATAGAGTGCAGGATAGCGGAAGAAAGTCTGATGGTTCTGAGCTTCCTCCTTATGATTCAAAGCGAGTAATAGGCAAGGGAAGCCCTATCAGCAGGAAGTTTGGCGAGATAGCTAGCAAGAAACAAGTCAAAGCCAGAATGAAGGCCTTTGGTGATGTTGATGAGTTCTATGGCTATGCTGACTTCCGAAGATCATTAGGCCTTCAGACTGCTTACATGGACTTAACTCTTACCGGGGCAATGTGGGCAAGCTGGAAGCCTGTGCCAATAAGCAACACAGCCTATGGTGTAGCATTCACAACAACTGAGCAAAATAAGATAGCAGGCTATTTGGAAGAGCGATTTGGCCCTATCTTTGAACTGACAGATGAAGAGCTGGCACAATCCCTTCAAATCATCAACAGACTAGCCATTGAATTTTTGAGTAAATGAAGCTGACCAAGGTAACCGTTGAGAGTGCAATTAAGAACCTGTGTGAAAACATAGCCAGCACTTATGTTGGTCTTGCTCTTAATTATGGCGAGGCAGTGGAAAGCATCATCGAGGGATCAGCAGGCAACTATGTGACTCTGGATGGCTCAACTTACTGCGCTGTGAATGACACTTACCCGATTGTGCTGTTCCTGGTTAGGGAGAGTGCATCGGTTGAACCTACTCCAGCCGGAGGCAGAGCCACAAGCCTGCTCAGGAGAGTCAATTTTAAGCTAGTCGCAAACAGCAAGCTGGAAAATGCTGAGTTTGCGCTTACATCTATAATCAATAGGACAAAAGGAATCACCTATGAAGGTACGGACTACAACTCCAAAGCAATCGCAAACCAATACTTCGGGCTTC